CAGAGTGGGAACTACCCACGATGGATGCCGGAAAGCACGCTGGAGTCATATACAACGAGGGATTATTGTTGGCGAAAATTCCAAACGAAACGATTGACGAACGCAACGCATACTACAATGCGAAGAATCAGGCGGCTCGCGATGCATTGGATAACACAATGTTCAACGAAAGCCGTGGCGACAGTCGTTATGTGAAGTATGATCCCCAGCGAGACTCCCAAGTAACATTTGGTAGACGCTAAGTCTCAAGGAGATAAAAATGGCTAATAAAGATGCCGCTTTTGGAATGAAACCTGTTCGGATGATCGGCGGAGCACCTTATACTGGTGGTCAAAGTCGCTATCGCATTGCTGCGAATTATGATACGAGCATTTTTCAAGGTGACATGGTTACTCAGGTAACCGGTGGGCACATTGCCCTTCATGCTGACGGTGGCACTGTGCCTATCGTTGGTGTATTTAATGGTTGTCAGTACACAGACCCCACCTCTGGTGAGCAAGTGTACAAGAACTACTATCCAGCCAATACGAACGCTTCGGACCTCATCGCTTTTGTGGTGGATGATCCTATGGTCGTGTTTGAGATTCAGGCCGCGATAGCTTTCCCGATTGCTGATTTGTTTGGTAACTTCGATATCGTTTACACTACTGCAGGCTCTACCCTATCTGGTGTTTCTGGGGCTGAACTGCAAGTAACTGACGGCGGAACAGCTACGACGCTGCCAGTAAAGGCGATTGATATTTCTGAAGACCCAACAAATTCAGATGTGGCGTCGGCACATACAAACGTGTTGGTCGTAATCGAAAACCATGTCTACGGCGTCAAAGGCGCTGGATTAGCATAAGGAGAGTAAATAATGGCTATTTCAAGAGCACAACTAGCGAAAGAACTAGAGCCGGGCCTGAACTCCCTGTTCGGCATGAGTTATGACTCCTACGATCGTGAATATGAAGATATTTACGCAATCGAAGACTCGCAGAGAGCCTTCGAGGAAGAGGTTCTCATCACCGGCTTTGGTTCAGCCCCAACTAAGACTGAAGGTCAGAGCGTTGTTTTTGACAATGCTGGCGAAAGCTATTCTGCACGCTACACTCATGAGACAATCGCCTTGGCGTTTGCGCTTACCGAGGAAGCCGTAGAAGACAACCTTTACGATAGCTTGGGCAAAAGGTACGTTAAGGCGCTTGCACGATCTATGAGTAACACGAAGGAAGTTAAAGGCGCTGATGTGCTTAATAACGCTTTCTCCAGTACTTATACTGGCGGCGATGGCGTTTCTTTGATCAACACAATCCACCCGCTAGCTGGTGGCGGTACTGCCGCTAACCGAGCAGCGACTATGGCTGACTTGAACGAAACTTCGTTGGAAGATGCGCTGATAGATATCAGTACATTCACTGACGACCGAGGACTGACCATTTCGGTTCAGGCGACTAAGTTAGTCGTACCACCTCAACTGGTTTTCGTGGCTGACCGAATTTTGAATTCGGACAAGCGATCTGGGACTGCCGACAACGATATCAACGCGATTAAGAACACTGGCGTTCTGCCTGGTGGTTACACTGTTAACCATTACCTGAACGATCCAGACGCCTTCTTCCTGTTGACATCCGTTACCGACCAGGGTGAAGGTCTCAAGATGTTCCAGCGTTCTTCGATGGAAACTTCTATGGAACCTGACTTCTCAACCGGCAACATCCGTTACAAGGCGCGTGAGCGTTATAGTTTCGGTTGGTCAGACTGGCGTGGAATCTATGGTTCACAAGGCGCGTAGATACTAAGCAATAAAAAAGGGGGCTACGCCCCCTTTTTTTCGTCGTCATCTAGGTCTATGATGTCAGGATCTTTCTGACAGTTTTATCTGACAATTGCCAAGACAGGAGATTTATCATGGCTAACACTACTTTCTCAGGCCCTATTAAGGCCGGAACAATCAAAAATACCACTGGAACCACTGTAGGCACTGACAAGGCCAATGTTGGTTTCGTACTCATGGCACAAAGCGGAAGCGTTGTTTTCGGTGACGATAGCGCTGAAACCATTGTTGCTACTCTTCCAGCAAACAGCCAAATTTTTCAAATCACAGTAGACGTAACGACTGCGTTTGATGCTGGCACAACCAACACATTTGACCTCGGCGACGGATCAACCGTGAATGAGTATGCAGATGCACTGGACGTAAGTGCTCAGGCTCGTGTTTTGGCCACATCGGACGTTTCTCAAATTGGGAACCTAGTCGATATTGGCACAAGCGACGTTGACGTGACTGTGACTTATAACCAGACGGGTACTGCGGCCACAGCAGGTGCGGCGACAGTTACTGTGCTTTATGTACAAAACCGCAACCTCTCGTAAGGGGGTAATTCCATGGACAGTTTATCTCAAGTTTTTCAGGGGCACCGGCATGATAGCGGCTTTGTCGCTCTCGGTCGTCATCGCCTGAAAGAGTTTAGTATTATAGGTACGGCCTCTGCGGGAACCTTCGTAGTGTTTGATACTGATACGGTTCCAGAAACAGGGACTTATGCTCAGTCTGGGACGACAATCACGGTCACTGATACAGGCCATGGTTTGTCTACGGGTGATGTTGTTGGGATCAATTTTGCTGTAGGGACAGGCGGAACCGGACAATCGGGTAATTATCCGATTACTGTGACGACCGCCAATGACTTTACGGTAGAGATGCTGAACTCCGACACCATTACAGGCACCCCAGCTTGTCAATATGTCGCAAACAGCGGCTCTACTCAAAAAACGCCAAAGCGTTGGGTAATATCAAAGCATACTGCCGCCGCAGACACTTTTGCCAATGTGTTTCAGATCCCTAATAGTGGCTTTTTTGTCACAAACGGCGTCTATTTCTTGATGACAAACCTTACCGAAGCAGATGTGTTTTTTGAGTAATTATGGCTGACACTAAGGATGTAAATCGAACTGAAGGCGGACGGCTCACCTACCGAGGTGAGTCTTTCTCCGGCTTTAATAAACCTAAAAGGACTTCTGGCGGCAATAAGAAGTTCGCGGTTCTTGCTCGCCAAGGCGATCAAGTTAAGCTGGTTCGTTTCGGTGATCCAAACATGACAATCAAAAAAAACATACCAGAACGAAGAGCCAGTTTTCGTGCTCGCCATAAGTGCTCAACGGCGAAGGACAAACTCACGCCTCGATACTGGTCTTGCAAGGCATGGTGATATAAATGGCAGAACCCACTAATTTAAGTCGATCTCAAGACGAATATGGAAGCTCAGTTTCTCCCTATGCGGCCTTGAGCGATTACCTAATGCAGCAGCCGGTTTATGACCGTGGCCCAAGAGAGGCTCCTGCTACGCCAACAATGCGCCAGGTTCAGGTTGACGGACCTACGACAGAGAATCTTCTTTCCGATCAATACAGCAAGATCATGGCCGACCAAAAGGTTGCAGATGCAGCGTCCAGGGATGCTACTAAGACAGAAATTGAAAACCTGCAGAAGCTTTTAAGAGAAGAATTATCGACATCTGAAGACGCTGCCTCGTCGCAGCGTTCAGACATGACAACTGCGCTTGAGGGCAGAATTAACGAACTTCGAGCAGGTGTTGACACAAGCACAGAGGCTTTGCGGCAGCAAGGTATTGACGAAAGGTCTGCGATTACAACCGAGCAGCAGCGCATATCCGACATGGTTCAGTCGAATATTGACAAAACCACCGCCGATTTGTCGGCTCAAGAGGCGAGAGTTAGGGAGGCACAAGCGGCAGCTATTGGTAGCCTGGAGGACCGTCAAGGCTCTCTTATTGGCGATATAAACACCAGAATTGGAGATCTTGGCGCCTCTTTAAACGACACTACCGCTAAAATTAATAGTGAACTCGACTCGCGAGACGCGGCCCTTACTGGCACTCAAAAGAGCGCGGCGGAGGCTGCTCAACAGCAAATTGATGCGGTTAAAGGCGACCTGGCTACTATTCAGAGCGATATTAGCGCGGAAAACTCAGCTCAGTTGCAGGCTTTGCGAGGCGAGAGAGAGACCTTGCTTGGCAACATTGAGGCCAATGTCCAAAGCTTGAAGGACAACATTGCAGGGCTGCCAATTGACAGCTTGCAGGCTCAGATTGAAACTTTGCGGGGCGAAACGGAGAGCCTCAAGGGCACCGCCAGCGATGAGCGGAAAAACTTGTTTGCGCAGATGGAAGCGCTTCGAGATGGCGCTTTATCAAACGATCAGGTCAATTCTTCAATATCCAAGGCCATAGAAGATGGCACCTTGTCGCCCGATCAAATCAATACAGCCATCGAGGCTTTGAAGCTAGATGTTGAAGGTAAAATCGGTGGAATGGCGTCAGCGCAGAGCCTAAGCCAGTTGCAAGAGGCAGTCTCTGGAGCTACAGCCGCGAACACTAGCCTCGGGCTTGACATAGAAACGATGCGAAAGGCTTTGGATGGAACGGCAACAAAGGAAGAGCTTGCGTTAATTCAAGAATCATTGAGCAAGTCTACCGGCAGCTTCGATGATCGGTTTGCAGAGCTTCAAAAGCAAATGCTTAATCCAGAGGACATTGCGAAGCAACGCGCCGATGCTATTGCTGCAGCTATGAACCCGCTTGCAGCTCAGCAGCAAGAGGCTATTGCTGCAGCTATGAACCCGCTTGCAGCTCAACGGCAAGAGGCTAT